GACCACGGCGGTTTCGTCGATCATTTCATCTCGCGTCTACCCTGTGCTCGCCCCGGCGTCGGCTGCGATGCCGTTTGTGACCTATCGCCGGGCGGGCATCCGGCGGCAGCAAACCCTGACCGGCCCGATGGGCGTGCCGCAGGTGACAGTGGAACTCGATGTGTACGCTACGACCTACGAGGGTGCCAGAGACCTGGCGGACAGGTGCCGCGTGGTTCTGGATGGGTACGGCGGCACCTTCGACAATACAGAGGTGAAGCAGGTCTCGCTCGAAAATGAGCAAGATGACTTCGTGACGCTGGCGGGAGCCGACATGCCACCCGTGTACAGCGTGAAACAGACCTACGACGTATGGTGGCAGGAGACATAACGCATGGCTGCAACGCCGCATGATTCGACCGGGACAACGATCACGTTTGCAAGCGTGAACTACACGGTTACGAATCTCGTCTACAACCTGACCGATGTGAATGCCGCTGACACAATCGACGTGTCGCACCTCGGACAGTCGGCTGGCTCGGCTGTGCTGACGCAAGATCGCCCGCTGGCTGGCTCCGCGACCGACACGGGCCGCGAAGTGCAGATCGACTACATCGGCAGTTCTGTCATCGCGGACGGTGCGACCGGCACGCTGGTCATTGCTGGCGGTCTCACGCTCTCCAAGGCGGCGACGGTCTCTAGCTCTAGCGTGACGCTGGCGGTGAACGATGTGATCCGGGGCTCGGCGACGTTCCGCGTGGCCCGATAACCACGGGAGGCTCCCGTGGCCGTCTATAGCCAAGGCTGCACCGTCAGTTTTACCGGGGCGACATTCGCGGAAGTCACGAATGTCTCGCTCCAGCGTGGGACGGGCTTGGCTCAGGGCCGCGACTCCAACGCCTTTGCGTATGCCCAGAGCTACGGCAGCGTCACCGTGGAAGCCCTCGGTGGCTCGTATGTCTACGGAGCATACGGCACGCTGTCGATCTCGGGCGGCGGCATTTCCTTGACCGAAAAGGCAGTATGCACGGGAGTATCTGCCGTGGCGCAGGTCAACGACGTGACGCGGTACAGCGTCACCTTTGAACTTATTGTCTGAGGGATCAATGGCACTGACTCGGGAACAGATCGAGAACTCGCAATCCGCCAAGATCATCAAGGTGGATGCCTTCGGCGGAGAGTGCTGCCTTCGGCTAATGACAGTGGGCGACCGGGATTCCTACGAGGTTTTGCTGATCGAAAACGGCGGGCAGGTCATCCCAGATTTTCGCAGCGAACTCGTGGCTCGCACGCTCTGCGACGAGAGGGGCGAACTGCTCTATCCGGGTAAGGAAGGCGTCGAGGCTCTGCGGAAGCTGCCTGCCGACGAGATTCACCGGCTGTGGATGGCGGCGATGAAACACAATGCAATGACAGAGGAGGAGATTCGGAATCTAGCGGGGGAATAAACGCCCGTCCGACGCTGCAATTCAAAATGCGTCTGGCGGGCCACCTCGGGAAAACGCTGTCGGAAATCGACCAGATGGACTCGCGCGAGTTCAGCCAGTGGATAGCGTTCTCCAGGTGGTTCTCTCCGCTCGATGACAGCTGGTCGCAGACGGGTTTGCTCGCCAGCTGCGTGCTGGCTCCGCACTCCAAGCGACCACCGGAAACAGCGGCATTCATTCCAGTGGACGGCAACGCGCCGCAGCATTGGACGCAGATACGAGAGACGCTACGCAAGATGAAGGCAGACCTCGATGGCTAAGATCGGTCTTGGTTTTCAACTCACCGCCAGTGCAACGCAGATGTCTCGCGGCATCAATGCGGGCGTGGTCGAGTTGCAAAAACTGGGCTACGCCGCCAAGCGGACAGCCGCCGATGTTTCGACGCTGAAGAACATCGAACTGACCCGGCTGTTTATCGGCTCGATCCGTGCCGTGACAAGTGCGATCGGGCAGGCGAACTCGCTGCTGACCGGGTTTGTGAATGAGTCGGTGTCGATCGGCGAAGAGGCGAGCAAGGCGAACGTGCTGTTTGGTGATGCTGCACTGGCGATCCAAGAGTTCGCAACATCATCTTCGGACATCGGGCTTTCAAGCCGGGCGGCTTTGCAGGCGTCGGCTTCGTTCGGCAACCTGTTCACTGCGATCGGTCTGGGCCAGGAGCAAGCCGCCGACTATTCGGTCACGCTGACTAGGCTCGCCGCAGACCTGGCGTCGTTCAACAACACAACGACCGAAGAGGCCGTGGTAGCCCTTGGGGCTGCCCTGCGTGGCGAGTCTGAGCCGATTAGGCGATACGGCGTTTTGCTGTCTGATGCAACCCTTAGGCAGACTGCCCTTGCAAACGGCTTCCGAGTCACCGCCGGCGCTCTTGATCCTGCCGTTCGAGCACAGGCGGCATTCCTGGCGATCTTGCAACAAACGTCGAGCGCTCAAGGCGACTTCACGAGAACCTCGGAATCGCTTGCCAACCAACAGCGAATCCTTGCGGCTGAGTGGGACAACGTCAGGGCCGCCATCGGTGAAGGCTTGCAGCCAGCATATCGCTCAATCGTGCAAGCCCTGCGCGACTCTCTTCCAGCAATCGAGCAGGCAGGCAGGCAGATTGCCGTGTTCATCAAGCAGATTGAGTTTGGTGCTGTAGTTGGCGGCGCTGTCGATGCTGTGCGATCTCTGGCAAACGTTTTCGGCGTGGTGATCCAAGTTGCCACGCCGTTGGCTGGAAATCTCTTGCCAGCGATCGGCGGTTACCTCGCATTTATCAACCGGCAGGCGATCGCATCTGGCATCGTGGGTCTGGCAAATACGTTTTCCAAGGCTGCAACGGCGTTGACGTTTTACGGCTCTGCGGCCCGCGCTGCTGCGGCTGGCAGTGCGATCCTGGCTGCGTCTATTCGTTCGCTTCTGATTTCAACAGGCATCGGCGCGGTGGCTGTTGTCATCGGACTTGCTGCCGGTGCCTTGCTTGATTGGGCACTCGCCGGGCGTGCGGCTGGTTCCGACGTTGTCGCTGCCGTTGACGATGGCACCGAGGCAGCGCGGCAGTTTCAACGCCAGATGCAGCAGGCGACGGCAGCCGCCACCGACTTCGGCGACAAGGTCACTGCCGTTCTCAAGGTGCCGGGCGAGATCACGATCAACGAGTTCGCCCAGGGCTCGCTTAACGAAGCCCGCTCGTCAATCGTCGCTCTCGCCAAGGAACTTGGCGGGCTCGATCAGGTGCCGCAGCAGGTGCTTGACTCGTTCCGCGAAATCTCGCAGTTCGCTGGCCAGATCACAAATAAATCAAACGCTCAGTCGCAGGCTCTCGGGATTGTCAAGGCTGAGTCGGATGCACTGCTGGAAAGCGTGCGGGCGATCACTGAGGCCCGCAAAGCAGAAGCCGAAGCCACCAAGGCGGCAGCCGATGCCGCCCGTCGTGCTGCCGAGCAGGCAAGCCAGGACGCCCAGCGGCGCGTGCAGTCGCTCGCTGAGTCCGGGTTGACCACGTCGGAGCAGTCTCGGATCACGCTTGCTCAAGACTTGCTCGCGGTGCAACGGACGATTGCCGATGCCGAGTCGGCTCTTGCTGCTGCCCGTCAGGCAGGTGACGCATCAGCGATCCGGCAGGCTCAGGAGCGGCTGCGGCTCACACAGCAGACCGCAGGCGCGGCTCGCCAGCAGGCGATCGACCAAGACCGGCAGCGGCGGCTGGCGGCTCTCGGAATTGACGAGGCGCTGCTGCGGCCGGCACAGACGCTTGAGGATCAACTGCGGAACGTCGCTCGTGCGTTCCGGCAGGACTTGCTCGGTCCTGAGCAGGCTCGTGCGGCGGTGCAAAACCTTGCCGCAGACGGCGTCCGCATTCGTCAGGAGTTGGCTGCGGAGTTAGCTCGCCCGTCGCAGCAGGCTCTCCAGGCGGCGGACATTCGCACGCAGGAAGGCGCATCGCAGCTGCTCGCGTTGGCGACCGGGCGCGAAGATCCGGCGATCGAGCAGCGGCGACAGCAGCTCAACAAGCTGGACGAAATCCGCCGGGCGCTGGTGGCAGTTGGCATCCAACCCGTAGACATTCTTGGTGGCTAATGGCTGTCCTGACCTACCGCGAAGTCCTGCCCAGGACGTTTCAGCACCGATTCGGCGAGTCGCCGACAGCGGAGATCAAGTATCACGCCACTACGGACGGGCCGACGCCGACGCAGACGGTGCTGAACACGATCGGCATCTTCCACGGAGCGGCACACCCCGAGTATTCGTATCTCCTCTGCACTGAAGGCAGTCTCAACGAACTCGACCGCTTTCATGCCGAGGTGACGTACAGCTACGAGGTGCCGGCGCAGGGTACGGAGGACAGCGACCCGAATCCGCTGGCCCGTGCCGACGTGTGGAGTTTCTCAACCGGCGGCGCGGCTATCCCGGCTCTCGCTTACTACGAGGGCAGCGGCAACGGGAACATTCGGCCGTTGGTGAACTCCGCATTTGACTTCATCGAAACAGCGATGACCGAAGAGGCAGAACTGCGGGCGACGATCAGCGGCAACCGGGCGATCTTTCCGGTTGGCTTGGCGGTCCAGGTCACGAACGCCGTGAACTCCGATGCGTTCCTCGGGGCTGCCGCGTTCCAGTGGAAGTGTCAGGGGATCAGCGGTCAGCAGCAGGTCGAGATCGTCAACGGTGCCGAGATCAAATACTACAGCGTGAGCGTCGAACTCGCGTACCGTCAAAGCGGCTGGCGGCTCATGCTGCCCGACGTGGGCTGGAACTACATTGAGGCAGGCAAGAAAGAGCGGGCGTTTGTTCTCGACCCCGAGGACAAGACAACGAAAATCCCGTCTGCCAACGTGGTCGCTCTCAATAGTAATGGCAGCATCAAATCGCCGGGCGTGGCCCCCGACATTCTCTATCGCCGCGTCCACAAAGAGGTGGCGTTCCAGCCCCTCTTCGGCACGCCGCCGTTCTAAAAGCAGCCCCACAAACACGGTAGGTTGAATCCATGGCTGAGTTCATAGCACTGCCGGGCACGCTCAATATCTCGCTCACGGTCGGCGATGAATTTGGGATGCTCGCTGATCTCGACATCGACGTGACTTCGTTCACCTGGACGGCGATTGTCTACGAGGTGAATACCACGATCTCTTTCGCAAACCCAAGCGGTGTGAACACGCAGGGCACGACCAGGGCGACGTTCACTGTGACCGAGGTGAACGCTGCCGCTGGTCAGCTAAACCTCTCGCTGACTGAGTTGCAAACGGCAGCGTTCGTGCCCACGACGAAATACCGCTGGTACTTGCGTGGCGTCTCCCCTGCCCTCGTGACGCGGACGTATCTCTCTGGCACCCTGACGGCGTTTGCCCCATGAGCATCAACGTAGTTGTCTCTAGCACCGCTGCGGGCGTGAGCGTGTCTGGTGGCACAGCCGTTGCGATCACGGTCGGTGGCGGCATCGGACCGGCGGGGTTCCTCGTGGCTCCCGGCACGGCGACGAACGCTTTCGGCACGTTCCAGTTGACCGCTGGCGACGGGATCACGATCTCAACCAGTGCGGCACAGTTTCAGATTGCGTCCTATGGCACCGCCTCCGTGGCAGGCTTCGCCCCGGTTCAATCGGTGGCGGGCCGCACGGGCAACGTAGTGCTCCAAGCGGCAGACGTGACCGCTGGCACGTTTGCGATTGCTCGCATCCCGACGATTTCATACACGGCGTTGTCGAATGTCCCGGCGACGTTCAGCCCCTCGGCTCACACTCACTCCACGGCGGACGTTGTTTCGTTCACCGCGTCTGCGGCGGCGGCTGCCCCGGTGCAGAGCGTGGCAGGTCGCACAGGAGCCATCTCGCTGGCAGCCGCTGACGTGAGCGGGCTGGCGTCCGTGGCGACCAGTGGCTCATACACGAGCCTGTCGAACGTGCCTACGTCTTTCGCACCGTCTGCCCACACGCATAGCACTGCCGACATCACTGGCATCACGGCATCGTTCGCGGCGGCGAGCCACACGCACGACGCGGCGGCGATCGACAGCGGCGTGCTGGACATCGCTCGGATTCCCACGATCGGCTACACGGCTCTTAGCGGAGTGCCGAGTACGTTCGCCCCCGAGCCTCACACGCACTCCACGAGCGACGTGGTGGGGCTCACGGCGACGTTCTCGCAGGTTGGGCATACGCACGACTATGCGGCCACCAGCCATACGCACGACGCCGCTAACGTGACGAGCGGGACGTTTGATGTGGCCCGTATTCCCGCGATCTCATACACCGCGTTGTCGAATGTGCCGCTGACGTTCCAGCCGGTGACGCATACCCACGATTACGCAGCGTCGATCCACACCCACTCCACGAGCGACATTACCGGCTACTCGTCTCTGCCGGCTCAGGCGGGGGCGAATGGCCCGCTTGTGAGTAACGGCACGGCGGCGACCTGGGCAACGCGGTACAGCGTCGTCGATCCGGTGCTGATTCAAGGCGCGGGCATGACGTTCACCCGCGATACGTCGGCGGGCTCGATCACGGTAGCGTTTGCCGGCGGCACCTCGGGGATCGTGGTGAGCAGTGCCACGCCGCAAGCTCTTGGCGTTGCAGCGGCTGGCTCCAGCGGTGACGCCTCGCGGGCGGATCACGTTCACGCGATGCCATCGGCGGCAGATGTTGGGGCGGCTGCATCCTCCCATACCCACGCGGCGGGCGACATCACGAGCGGGACACTCGACATCGCCCGCATCCCGACGATCGGCTACACCGCCCTGAGCGGCGTTCCGCTCACGTTCGCGCCGGAAGCCCACACCCACACGACCACCGACATCACTGGCTACACGCTCACGAGCGTCAACGGGCTATCCGGCTCGGTCACGATTGCCGCAGGTGATAACGTGACGGTCTCGACGGCATCGAGCACGATCACGATCGCTGCTGGCGGTGGTGGCAGTGGAGACGGCGGCGGTATCGGAATGTCCTACCTGTTCAGTTGAGGTTTTCATGGCTGCCCCGAATATCAAGGCTCCTACGTCGATCACGCTTAGGCAGTTCTCCTCGACGGTCGGAACTGCCGCGATCACGCTCGTGACCTGCGCCGCCGATCGTGCGGTGAAAGTCTCGACGCTGTTTGCCGCGAACGTGCAGGGTTCAAATGCGGGCGACATCACGATTCGCGTCTCCGATGGCACGGCGACTCACGCCGTTTGCTCCACGGTCAGCGTTCCCGCCGACGCCTCGTTGATCGTGGTCGACCGCAACTCGCCGGTCTATCTTGAAGAAGGCGACCGCATCGAGGCGATCGCGTCCGCGACCGGCACGATTCAGATCGTGGGATCGTTTGAAGAAATCGCCTAACGCGAGGGAGCGATGGCGAAGAAACCAGACGGCGCATCGGCTGGCACCCAGCGGGTGACGTTCACGAAAGGCGCAGCCGAGCGGATCGGCAAGGTCGTGCGCGAGGTCGAGGCGGGCAACCGCGACCTGGGGCCGCTGACGTTTGGTCCGCGAGTAGGCGGTACGAGTGGCACGCCGATTCGGCTTGCGTACTACACGGCTACGTCACATTGGCTCATTGCATTGCCGGGAGCGGCAACCTCGCAAAGCAACACAAAGCAGATTCAGTTTGCTTTTCCAACTGGGCAAACAGCCGCAACTGCGTTGTGTGTCAATAACATGGCGTTTTTGCCGCTACTGACAACAAACGCGACTGCGGCCACTCGAACGATTCTAGTATTCAAGGAAGCTGGCGAGTGGCGTCTGATGGGGGCGAAGTCGTGAACGATGAACTGGCCGCAATGTTGGACGATCCGGCGTACTGGTCGCAAAACCTTCTTCCTCCACTGGGACCTTTTTTTCAGCATCACAGCAGTTCGCTGTTCCCGCGTGTTTTTTCTTCTGCTAACTCTCAAACGTATTTCTATCAAGTTCGGACGCACGTTTTTTCGACAGACGAATGGGCACCAGAAAACGCAGGGCTGCTGGAAGGCACTGGAGTTCCATCTGGTTGGTACTGGCCGACGACGTGGCAGCTTGAGATTTCTGACTTCATTGCCAGGCGCACATTCTTGACGGCCTGCGATTCAGAGGGGCGCTTTTACGCTTGGGGAGAAGATCCAGATCGTTCTAGTCAAAACGCCATGGGCCACGGCCCTGACGTTCCATCATGGGACATTACACTTGGCAGCCGTACAAGGCGGTACGGACCAACTAGAGTGTTTGGTGAAAATGCCGAATTGGATGAAGTGCGTTTTGTCAAGTGCGGGATAGGCTCAGAAGTTGGAGGCAAGTCAACGACGAGCGCATTGACAGAATCAGGCGTTCTCTACATGTCAGGGTCGAACGCAAGCGGCTCGCTTGGCGACCCGTCGTCCGGGCCTCGGTACTATCACAAGCCTCTACTTGGATACACATGGAAGACGTACAGTCACGGCGCAAATGGCATTATCGCTATTGACTACTTAGGAAACGCATACACTTGGGGACCGTCAATCTTTGCGGGCGACAAGCCGTTCGGAAGCAGGTTTTTTGATGTCCCGACTCTTGTGCCAAGGGGATTCATTGAAGAACTGACAATTGAGCATCCTGGGTCTGGGTCGTGGGTATTTCTCGGAGTGGACCCGCCGCAGGATGCCTCGGGACGACAAGCCACGGTTCAGTTTTCTACGAACAGTGCTGGTCAGGTCACCGACGCCTGGGTATTAGAACCCGGCAGCGGCTATTTGTCTCCTCCGGCACTCAGGTTTCGTGTTTTAGGAAATGGAGTAGTGCCTATTGTTTCGGCTAGGTTGTTTTCGTCATCTTGGCGAAC